CTGGGATTCCCGGAATTGGTCGAAAAGGCTAAAAAGGAAATGTCAGTCCGCTGGGGCGACGACGAGTTTCGGGCGGAGATAAAGCCCAAATACGGGTCCAACAAACCGTACAATATGGGCAAAAAACCAGACCATATGATTATCGAAGACAAGGGTTCAGGGATTAGTTTGCGGCAAGTTTTGTATCGGGAAGGTATATTTCCGATAGCCTATAACCCCGGAAATGCGTCCAAATTGCAGCGTTTACATGCAGTTTCGCACTTGTTTCACGGTGGATTGGTGTATATTGTGGAGAGCAAGAAGTATGCAGGTCAACCAGCTTCTTGGGCCAATGAGCTTATTAACCAACTTTGTTCGTTCCAAGGTGAAGGCTCAATCAGGCACGACGACTTTGTAGACGCAACAACTCAGGCTTTGCGTTGGATGGCGGATAATGCTAGAGTGTCGGTCACCGAAGAAGATCGAGATGATTATCGCACCCCAATGAAGGAAGTGGTTAATCCCTATGCCCAATAACTATCCAACTCCAGACCAACTCATGCAGCAAACAGACATGCTGCGCCGTATGAAAAATGCTGGATTTGCGGGGCAACCAAACCCCATAGCAGGCGGGCAAGGCCTTCCCCCAACAGGTTCTCCCCTTGGTGCGATGCAGGGTCCAATGCCACCCATGCCGCAACAGCCACAACAATTTGGTGCGCCGCCCCAGCCACAGATGATGAACCCCCTCGGCGGCCAGCTCCCAGCACAAATGTCACCCCAGATGCAGCAACAAATGCAGCTCCGTCAGATTGCTGCTGGCGCTCCGGGCACAGGTTTCCGCCAAGGGACAGGCAGCTCGCCTATCCCCCTCAATGCTGTTCTTGGCCAAAAATCTAACCCGTTTGATACAAATTCAGACACTCAGGCGGATCAGGCAACCAATATTGGTTTGCGTCCTATGATGAACGCCAAGTACCGCAGCGCTGATGGGTCTGTCTCTTTCCCCATTGGGCAAGGTGAAATGAATGTAACGGGCGGATTGGGCCGCATGTTTGGCCGTGGCCAGACGGGTCCATTGGATCGCAATATTAGCGCTGAGTATACCCAGAACTTTGCAAAAGGCGGTAAGGTTCAAGGATACGCAGAAGGTGGGCAGACGGGAGTGGGGCGTGCGAACTTCACAGGCCCAATTTATAATTATATCAAATTATTGCAGCAAAAGTACAATCCATTGCTGGATACGACCGCTGTGGCGAATACTACAAAGAATCCTTATGTTTTTTATCCGGGGACAGGAACAACAAACACCGGAACCAATGTAACAACAAACACCGGAACCAATGTAACAAAAAACACCGGAACCAATGTAACAACACCGGATAGTGTTGCATTGGCAAAATCCATGCTTAAGGGGTTTGGTTTATCAGACGATCAAATTACAGCGTTGCTTGCTTCTGGCTGGAAGCCGGGCGATGCAGTTGATTTGTCAAAAATATTATCTACGTCCAAAGTAGACCCTAAGCTTGCTGCAAACACAGCTTCAATTAAATCTTTGTTTAATTCTGTATTTGGCCGTGATCCCACCGCTGACGAATTAACAAAATACCTTAATACATACAATTCGACAGGCGATTTGCTGGCTATTAAAAATAGTTTATTGCAGCTTCCAGAAGCACAAGTTTATGCTGGCGCGAACAAGTATGGAATTACAAAGGACGAATATTCCAAAGACCTTACTTTGTTGCAGGACGAATACAAAAAGTTGTTTGGCCGAGATTATAATCCAGCAACAGACGATTACTGGATGAAAAAGCTTGCTGCCAAAACAACAGACCCAACTAAACTTGAAGGCGAATTAATAGGTGGCGCTCAAGGCAAAGATTTGCTTTATGAAGATTATCAAAAGCTTTTTGGCCGCGCTCCAGATCAGGCAGGCTTGGATTACTGGACAAAGCAATTGGCCAGCGGTGCTGTCACCAAAGATAATTTGTTGCAGGCATTGGCAGGGGGCGCTCAAGGCAAAGATTTGCTTTACGAAGATTATCAAAAACTGTTTGGGCATGCTCCAGATCAAGCTGGGCTTGATTATTGGAATAAGCAGCTTGAAAGCGGTGCTGTCACCAAAGATAATTTGTTGCAGGCATTGGCTAACGGGGCGCAATATGCTGACTATAATTATCTTATTTCGCACCCTCAAACAGGAATTACAGCCCCAACAGGCCCTGTTTTGTCTTCTACAGACCAAGCGTCCAACCTATCAAAATATGATGCTGAGTTAAAAAAGGACTATCAAGACCTGTTTGGCCGCGCCCCCGATACAGCTGGAGAGCAATATTGGGCAAACCAATTGGCTTCAGGCGCTGTTACACCCGACAATCTTATTGCTGCCCTTAAGGGCGGTGCAACTGGTGCCGATCTTATTCATTTGCAACAAACTCAAAACCCAACCACAACAAATACAACAACAGATAATGCATCAACTGCTTCCACCATAAACGATCATGGTATTGTGCCCCCCCCGGGTGGAAGCAGTGGCATTGGCAATGATATAGTTGCTCAAGACTATCAAAATATTTTGGGACGTTCTCCAGACGCATCTGGTTATCAGTATTGGAATAATCAACTTTCCTCTGGCGCTATATCTCCAGATAATTTAGCCTCAGCTATTGCTCACGGTGTTACGGCAGGCGGACATGGAATTAATGACCCGCAATACCAAAGTGATATGATGCACGCCGCTGATTATTTGGTAAATAATAATATGGTTCCACCCTCTACTATTGGCGAATCAAACAATCCAATTCTTCTTGCAATTCGCTCAGACCCAGCAAGTGTAAATGCTTTAAAGGGCGCAGCTGCTTTGGGGATTCCGGGTTTTGGTGTGTATAAAAAAGGTGGCCCTGTTCATATGGCGGACGGTGGCTATATGTCTGGCCCGCAGCCGCAAATGGATATTGGCGGCATGGACCAGATTAACCACCTGATGAACCAGCAAGATCAGGTAGCGAGCTTTGCGAAGGGGGGCAAAATGTCCCCATTGAAAGCTCTTGCTGCCCGTGATTACCAGCCAGAATCTCCCGGCATTAAGAAAATTAGGGATGAGTTTGAGCGCCGTGGCTTGGACTTTGATGGTTTTATTAATAACCGCGCAGTTATGAATCAGGTACTTACCCATGCCCGCATGATGGGTGAAGGTAACGATACGGTTCTTGCTCACATCACCCCGCAGGAAGCTGAACTTTTAAAAAAAAAGGGCGGCAGCGGCAGAATAAACCCCGCAACAGGGCTGCCAATGTTTGAAGAAGGTGACGGTGGTGGCGGGAATGGCGAAGGCGGTGGCAACGGGAATGGAAACGGTAACGGCAATGGCGAGGGTAACGGAAATGATAACGGCAATGGCGCTACCAGCAATGGTGGTGATGAAGCTGCTGGCAAATCTGATTCCGATGTAAGTCAAGCAGAAGCCAACTCAGCCAACACGTCCCAACAAGACACATCCCCACAAGATACAGCGCCGGTGGACACAGCTCCGAAAGATGTTGATTTAAGTAATCCTATGGATGCTAATTTTGGCTATGGCAAAACATCTGCTTTGTCCGACCTTGCCAACACTATTAATGATACGTTAAGTAGTGTTGTTAATGATATTGCTGCAAGAAGTGCCGCTGTTAACTCAAGCCCGCCTTCGCCGGGAGTAAACCCGGGGAGAGGAAGCACTTTTGGCGGCCCAAGTTTGGGTGACATTGATGCAGCGCAGCAAGCTGCCAATAATGCCGCTGCGCTTGCCGCCGCAGCATTAAACGTCGACAACCAAGCTGCTATGGCTGCTCATAATGCTGCCTCACAAAGCACTGCAAGCTTTGGAAAAAGTGACAAAGATACTTCTGCTGCCGCAAATACTGGTAGCAATTCTAACGCTAACTCCAACGCTAATGCCAACGCTAATGAAAATGCGAACAATACTAATACTGCAACAACACAAGATAGTAGCGTAACAAAAGGTGCTGACCTGTCCAATGATGATGCTGTATCCGTGAACGATACGGCAAATTCTGCGGTTGACCCAACATTGTATGGCGTTAATCCAGACGCATCTGGAACAACAAAGGTGGCTGGAGTTACAACGCCTAATACGCCAGCAACAACAACTGCTGATACAAAAGCGCCATATCAACAAAATCTATATGATGTTGCTTTGAACGACCTTATCACAGCATTTGGTAAGGATAAGGCTTTACAAATGATAAAGGGCAATCCATTGTCCAGCGTTACATTTGCAAAGGGTGGTAAGGTGAAACAAAGCGGTCCTCTCGCAATGATGAAGCGCAAGTCAAAAAGGGCATAATTAAACATGGACAATACCGATCCAAACATGCCTGCTGGCGGACCAGACATTGATCCTGAATTGGGTTCGCATGTAGAATACACGCCTGATGGCGGGATGATCTTTACCTTTGAAGAAGGTAATGATGTAGTTGATAATCCTCAGTTTTATGCCAACATCGCCAATGCAGTTGATGAAGACGTTCTTCATTCTCTTGCGCTTGACATTATTGATGCAGTCGAGCGGGATAAAGAAGCTCGCGCAATGCGCGACAAACAATACGAAGAAGGTCTTAAGCGGACCGGTATGGGCAACGATGCTCCCGGTGGCGCTCAATTCCAAGGTGCTTCTCGTGTTGTTCACCCACTTCTGACCGAAGTATCCATTGACTTTGCTGCTCGCGCCATCAAAGAGTTGTTCCCACGCACTGGCCCAGATTCTGGCCCTGTTCGTGACCAGATCATTGGTGAGGCAACAAAGGAAAAGGTAGAAAAGGCAAAGCGTAAGAGCCAATACTTAAACTGGCAGCTTACAGAACAAATGCCAGAGTTTCGTTCTGAGCTTGAGCAATTGCTGACTCAGGTTCCTTTAGGTGGCGCTCAATACCTCAAACTGACATGGGACCATCGTTTAAAGCGCCCACGCCCATTCTTTATTCCTATTGACGATATGTATTTGCCTTATGCTGCTACGTCATTCTTGACAGCAGAACGCAAAACGCACCGCCAAACCATTACAAAACTGGAATTTGATCGTCGCGTAGCCACAGGGTTTTATCGTGACGTTGAGCTTGACCAGACAGCTTCCCCAGAGGAAACCAAAGCTCAGGCAGCAAACGATAAGATCGAAGGCCGCGAAAGCACAGATTATTATGATGAAGATGGTCTGCGCCTTGTTTATGAGTGCTATATCGAAGTTGAATTGGCTGAAGATACGTTTACTCAGGGCGAAATTGCCCCATATATCATCACTATTGATGTTGCTTCCCAGACGATTCTAAATATTTACCGCAACTGGGATGAAGACGACAAACGCCGTGTTGCGTTGGATTGGGTCGTAGAGTTTCCATTTGTGCCGTGGCGCGGTGCATACCCCATCGGCATTGTCCACATGATCGGCGGTTTGTCTGCCTCGATCACTGGCGCATTGCGGGCATTGATGGACAGCGCCCACATTCAGAACAGCCAGACTGGTTTGAAGCTCAAAGGTGGCTCCAAAGGCGGCCAATCACTTAACTTGCAGCCTACGCAGGTTATGGAAATTGAAGGCACTCCGAATAATGACGACATTCGGAAAACCTTTATGGCCCTTCCTTTCCCCGGCCCGTCTCAAACCCTTTTGACACTTATGGGCATTTTGACCCAAGAGGCAAAGGGCGTTGTTCAAACAACATTTGAAGGCCTTTCCGATAATCCCAACCGTATGCCGGTCGGCACCACCTTGGCTTTGATCGAGCAGGGAATGGTTGTGTTCAATGCGATCCATGCCCGCTTGCATGACGCAATGAGCCGGACACTCAAGATTCTGCATCGCCTCAACAAATCCTATATGGATGAGGAAACAGTTTTTAACGAAACTGGCGAGCTGATGGTCAAGCGGGCTGACTTTAATGGCCCGATGGACGTAGTCCCTGTATCCGATCCTAATATTTTCTCGGAAATGCAGCGTTTTGCTCAGGTTCAGATCATTGCTGAACGGGCGGCGGCCAATCCACAGCTCTACGATCAGCGGGCGGTTGAACAGCTTATTCTGGAACGCACTAAGATTCCAGACGCATCAAAGCTGTTAAACCCGCTGCCAAAACCAGAGCGTCTTAATGCGGTCAATGAAAACGTGGCAGCATGTATGAACCGCGCAATTATTGTGTTCCCAGATCAGGATCACCTTGCTCACCTTAAGGTTCATTTGGATTTTCTGCTCAACCCCATGTTTGGCCAGAATCCAATCATCCAGAACATTTTTACCCCAACCATTTTGACGCATATTAAAGATCACATGATTATGTGGTATGTAGCTGAGACGGTTCGCATTGCTTCCAATGCGGCGGGTATGGATGTTTCGAAGCTCATGGATGTTAAGAATCCAGAAGTAGACAGGGCGTTTGACCAAATGCTTGCTGCAACAAGCGAATTGGTCGGGCAAGAAGCGCTTTCCACGTTTGCTAATATGCCACCTGTTATTGCTCAGGCAATGCAGGTTGTCCAAG